CACGTCCGGTGACCTGACGCTGCTCGAGCACAGCGGGCTGGTGTCGGTGCAACTCCACAAGCCCGGCGAGTCACCGGGCGTGCCCTCGGCAGGGGAGGCTTGATGGACTTCAAGCGCAAGGCGTTCACGCCGCAGTTCAAGGCGGCTGACGACGCTGGCAACGTCGAGTTCGTCGTCGCGACGTTGAACGTCGTCGACCACGACAAGGACGTGACGCTGCCGGGGTTCTTCGGCCACCAGGACGTCCAGGTGCTCCCGGCCCACGATCGGACCCATGTGCCGCTCGGCAAGGGGGTCATCCGAGAGGAGGGCCAGGAGGCCATTGCCTCGGTGAAGTTCAACCTCGACATCCCGGCAGCGCGTGACTGGCACTCGGCGATCAAGTTCGACATGGAGCACCCGCCGTCGTTGCAGGAGTACAGCTACGGCTTCCGGGTGCGGCCGGGTGGCGCGAAGTCCGGCAGCTTCGAGGGGCAGTCGGTGAACTTCCTCCAGCCGCTCGAAGACGGCACCCCGGGCGGTGACGTGTTCGAGGTGTCCCCGGTGCTCAGGGGCGCCGGCATGGGAACCCGCACGCTGGCGGTGAAGGGCCTCAAGCAGCCGCACAGCGAAATTTACACCGCCCTCCGCAACGCCGGCCGCGAGCGCTTCGGTGCCGAGGACACCTACGTGTGGGCCGAGGACTACGACCCGGATGAGAGCTGGGTCGTGTTCGAGATCAGCAACAACGAGGGCGCCGACCGCCTCGTGCGCGTCAACTTCACCCGCTCCGACGACGGCGCCATCGCCTTGGGCGATGAGGAGCGCGACGTGGAGCGGACCGTCGGCTACGCGCCCAAGGGCGCCGACCGCTTCACCGAGCACGCCAAGTCGGTCGTGGCCGACGTCAGCGCGCTCGTCTCCCGGGCAACGGAAGTCATGGCTCTCCGTTCCGCCAAGGGCAAGGGCGTCAGCCCCGAGTCCGCCGGGCCTCTCCGGCAGATCGTCGAGGAGGTCAAGCGGCTCGAGGAGCTGCTCGTCGAGCCCACCCCCCCGAACAACGACGAGGTCGCGCGCGAGTTCGCGCGCTTCGTCTCCATCACGAACGGAGCCATTCGATGAGCACCATCACGAACGACAGCATCGAGTTCACCTTCCCGGCGCTCAAGGAGTGCCAGGCGGAGATCGACGCCAAGAGCAAGGCCCTGCACGCCGTCTTCGAGGAAGCCGGCGAGGCCATGGACCTCGACAAGGTCAAGAGCGTCGCCGGCGGCAGCGACGCGGTGCTCGCCTTCATTCGCGAGACGAACATCGAGCTGACCGACCTCGGCAAGAAGCGCGACGACCTGCTCGAGGTCGCCAAGGCCGCGCAGCGGGCGCGCGAGTACGACCCCGAGCGCGGCGCCGGCGAGTCCGGCGACGACCGCCCCGCCGACCGTGGCCCCGCCAAGTCGATCGGCGAGCTGTTCGTCGGCTCCAAGGCCTACAGCGGCCGGATCCGCAGCGGTGACGGCGCCGCTGACACGCTCGACATCGACCTCAAGACGCTCATGGAGACGACGGCCGGCTGGGCCCCGGAGTCCACCCGCACCGGCAAGGTCATCGACTACGCCACCCGCCCCATCCAGGTCATCGACATCATCCCCCAGACGACGACCACCCAGGCGGCGGTCGTCTACATGGAGGAGACGACCTTCACCAACAACGCCGCCGAGACGGCCGAGGGTGGCACCTACGGCGAAGCGGCGCTCGCTCTGACCGAGCAGACCTCCACGGTCCGCAAGATCGCCGTCTGGCTGCCCGTGACCGACGAGCAGCTGGAGGACGAGGGCCAGGCGCGCGGCTACATCAACAACCGGCTGCCGTTCATGATCCGCCAGCGCCTGGATCTGCAGATCCTCGTCGGCGACGGCACCGCACCGAACCTCTCGGGCATCCACGACCGCTCCGGCCTGCAGACCCAGGCCAAGGGCGGCGACCCGGTGCCGGACGCGGTCTACAAGGCCATGACGAAGGTCCGGGTCACCGGCCAGGCGATCCCCAACGCCGCCGTGTTCCACCCGAACGACTGGCAGGACATCCGCCTGCTCCGCACCGCCGACGGCATCTACATCTGGGGCAACCCGAGCGAGGCCGGCCCGGAGCGGATCTGGGGCCTCATGGCGGTGCAGGCGCAGGCCGAGACGGAGAACACGGGCCTGGTCGGCGACTTCGCCAACTTCGTCGAGCTCGCCGTGCGCCGCGGCATCGAGGTCCAGGTGAGCAACAGCCACTCGGACTTCTTCGTCAAGGGCAAGCAGGCCATCCGCGCCGACATGCGCGCCGCCCTGCAGGTGTATCGCCCGGCCGCGTTCTGCACCGTCACCGGCATCTGACCCCCTGACCATCGTCTGAACGCAGGGGCGCCTTCGGGCGCCCCTGCTCGTTCCCCGGTTCGGGGAGAGGAGATCGACCATGACCATCATCTCGGGCGGCACCGTCCTGCGCGGCGGTCGCGTCATCGAGGGCGCGGAGACGCCCTTCGGCGCCAACCGCTACGTGGCCTCGAGCGCCACCATCGCCAGCGTCCTCGACCAGGCGGTCGCCGGCGACACCATCTACATCCAGCCCGGCGAGTACAACGAGGCAGTCACGATCGCCCGAGCCAAGAGCAACCTGACGCTCATCGGCATGGGCGGCCGAGGCTCGGTCTTCATTGCACCGACGACCAGCAACGCGACCGCGATGACGATCCTCGCCGACGACGTCACGCTCGTGAACATCGGCTGTGACGGCGACGGCACCGGCAGCGGTCTCGTGAACTACGGCCGCCGTACCAGGGGCTACGGCTGCAAGATCGAGGGCGGCACCGTGGGGCTCAAGCTGACGCTGGGCACCGTCGCCCAGATCAACGCCGGCACCCACGGCAAGGGCGATGACACGTGGTGGGTCGACTGCGAGATCGCCTGGAACACAAAGGGTGTGGAGCTCGTGGCGACCGACTACGGCGCCGTCACGCAGGCCCGGTTCCGCGCCTGCACGTTCCACGACAATTCGGCGGCGGACTTCGAGGAATCGGGCGGCACGGCGAGCATCCGCTACCGGGACCTCGACATCGGCAGCTGCCACTTCCTCCGCCAGGAGGACGGGACCGAGCCGACCGCCTACGTCCTGCTGAACGACGACAACGGCAACAAGGGAGTCGTTCACGGCTGCACGTTCCCCACGGCGCTGAACGGCGGGAAGAACCTCGTCTCCACCGGCCTCATCTGGACCGGCAACTTCCACACCGCCGGCATCTCCACGGGGCAGCCGTCGTGATCGCCGCCGAGAAGCTCTGGCTCACCGCCGATCGATCCGCTCTCGTCAACGACGGCGACGAGCGTGCGGCGTTCCTGTTCTGCACGCCCGGCAAGAAGATCAGCGACGAGGACGCAGCGCGGCTCGGCGTGGTCGACGGGCGCCTCAGCACGCGAGAGGTGGGCGATGACGACCAGGTCGAGCCGCCTGCCACCGACACCGAAGGCGACGGCGTCACCGACACCGAAGCCGACGCTGGGTCAGACCCAGAACCCGCGGCTGACGACGTCGCCGAAGGCGGAGACGTCGAGGCCGACGGCGACCCCGAGCCCGCCAGCGGCCTGACCATCGATCGGACAGCGACCCGCGGCCGGCGCAAGGCCGCCGACGCCTGATCGCTCCGGAGGGGGGTCCGGGGACCACGTCGGCCCCGGACCCCGAGGGAGGTGTAGTTCATGGCGATCGGGCCGTATGCGACGGCGACGCAGGTCCGGGCTCGCTACGAGGGCTCGATCGACGCGGACGACGACGTGCTGGAGCTGATCCTCGACGCCGTGTCGAGGCGCGTCGAGCTTTGGTGTCAGCGGGTCTTCTACGTGGTGGGCGCTTCCGCGTCGGCCAGGATCTTCCGGGCGGGCGCTTGCGACGTCGTGAGAGTCGACGACTTCCACTCGGCGAGCGGTGTCACCGTGAAGACGGACGATGACGGCGACGGCACGTTCGAGACGACGTGGTCATCGTCCGATTACCAACTCGAACCGCTCAACGGTGTGTGGAACGGCCAGCCCGGATGGCCGTACTGGCAGATCCGCGCGGTGGACGGTTTGACGTTTCCGACTGGCGGAGGCCGGGCTCGGGTCCAGGTCACCGCGCCCTGGGGGTGGTCGGCGACGCCGGACAACATCCGGGAGGCGACAATCCTGCAGACCCAGCGCCTGTTCAAGCGGGGGGACTCCCCGCTCGGGGTGGCCGGTTTCCCTGACATGGGAGCCGTGATGCGCCTCCTGGCCAAGCTCGACCCGGACGTCGAGTTCATGCTCAAGCCCTACCGGAAGTCCGTGGCGGCGGTGGGTCGCTGATGGACATCAAGGCGATCAGGGACGCCATCAAGAGTGAGCTGGCGGGGATCGCCGGCTTGCACTGCTACGACACGATCCCCGACTCCCCGAAGTCGCCTGCCGCCGTTGTGGTGCCGGATGACCCGTTCATCGACTACCAGCAGGCGATGCGGGGCGGGCAGGTCGAGGTCTACTTCAAGATCACCTTGCTCACCTCGACCGCATCGACGAGGGGCGGGCAGGACGTCCTCGACGCAATGCTTTCCGCCGGGGCGGGGATGACGTCGTCGGTCATCGATGCGCTCGGCTCCCAGGCGCTCGGCGAGGTTGCCGCCGGCGCCTTCGTCGTCACTGAGGCGCGTGACTACGGCCAGACGACGATCGACCAGACGACGTTCTGGAAGGCCGACCTGCACATCACTTTGCTGACTTCGAGGAGCTGACCCATGGCAACGTTCGTCGGCTTGCACGATCAGGTGTACGTCGGGTTCCTCGACCTGTCGAGCCTCACCAGCGAGGTGAACTTCGGGACGCTCACCCGCGTGATGCAGCCGTGCACCACCTTCGCGGATGGCGGCTACACGTGCGTGAAGCCCGGCAAGATCTCGGGCGACGCGACCGTGAAGGGCTTTCAGGACTTCGCCGCCGATGTGCTCGATGACGAGCTGTCGGTCGGGCAGCTCGGTTCGCAGTATCCGGTGACGGTGATCCCGAACCCCTCGGGGACGGTGGCGGCCGGCGACGCGTGCTGGATGTCGCGCGGTCTGGTCGGGTCGTTGAACCCGCTGTCGGGCCCCGTTGGGGAGATGGGCGGCTTCGAGCTGGCCATGCCGTACGACGCGGCCATCGTCCAGGCGAAGGTGGCGCACCCGAAGGCGGCACGCACCGCCGACGGCAACGGCACCGCCGTGGCGCTCACCGGCCCGTCGGCGTCGCAGAAGCTGTACGCGGCGCTCCACGTGACCGCCTACTCGGGCCTGACGAACGTCGTGGTGAAGGTCCAGAGCGACGACGGCTCCGGGTTCGCCAGCGCGACCGACCGCATCACCTTCGACACCGTCACCGGCCGGACATCGCAGTTCGCCTCGGTGGCCGGTGACCTCTCGACGGAGACCCACTGGCGGGTCACCTGGGATGTCACGGGCTCCGGCAGCGTGACGTTCGTGTGCGCCTTCGGCGTGATCTGACCTTCCCGACCATCGTCAACCGAGGCCACCCGTACGGGTGGCCTCGCCGCGTTCAAGGAGCCCCCCATGGCAACTCTCGTCCTCACCAGCGTCACGCTCCTCTACGGCACGTCGTGGACCGGCACGGCCCCTGGCCCCGGCAACCCGACGGTCTCGGGCACGATCTCGTCCTCGTCCGACCAGTCGGATCACCTGCGCCAGGCGCAGCTGGGCCTGAACGTCGCCATGCAGGACCTCACCTCCTTCGGCGACGGCGCGTTCATCTCGCAGAAGCCGGGGCTCAAGGGCGCCGACATCACGCTGG